TCAGATTCTTTATTTGATTCGGTTTCACCTACAACTATAGGTTCTTTTGTTTCGTCAAGTTTTTTATATGACTCTTTTGTTTTTTTATTTTTATTTTGTAATTCTTCCTTTAATAAGTTATTAAACTTTTCAGGAAATTCTTCAGCTAATTTTTGTTTAGCATTAGCTTCCGCAGATTCCTTGATTGCATTATAATCAGTTAATGCTTCTTTGATTATCGATGATTTCTTATCGTCTTTCATATTATTAATGTCGTAACTAATACCATAATTTTTATATAAATACATTCTCTTTACGAAAAAGTGTAATTACATACTAAAATTCTTATTTGTAAGTCTTTTTTATAATAAGAAATTATTAATTGCTTTTATTATTTTACCTTCTTCTTCCTTAATAAGAATACCATTTTTGTTTATATAATTCTCACCAAAACTTTTATCACCACGTTTTTCTGGAAATAAATATGCACCCGGAGTACTTGGAGTTGAAACTAAATCGAAACCAATTAATTCAAAATCTCCTTGAACTAAATTTTCACCATTTATTTCTTTAAGTGTTCCAACACCACGACTTGAAATTCCTAATTTAATTTTGTTTTGCAAATACAAAACAATTTTATCACCAATTACAGAAACAACACCATATCTAATATATCCGGGACTAACAATTATTTTTAATTGACCATATAACACATTTTCTTGTTCACCAGTACCCCACCACATTTTAGTAATCATATGAGAAATATTTTGAAGTGATATGATACTGGAATTACCTGTCCAATGTGATTTACCATTTACTTTAATTAAAAAATTTCCATTTTTTACTCTTACACAAGCAATATTATCATCGAAATTTATTTCACTTATTTTTATACTTCTTTTATCTAAATAAATATGTTTTGTTTTTGAAATATTTAAATTATATTGTAAATGACTATTTTCTAATTTAATTAATCTTTTTTTATTTGCGTCTTCAGTAATATACTCAACAGTACCATCAGAAAGAATCATTTCCCTTTTTAATATTTTATGGTCAATAATTTCTCTATCTTTTGGTTGATAAGTAGTAATATTACCACAGCCACCAATCTTAATTAAAACTTCATGTAAATCTTCAATTAATTGTTTTGATATCGAAAAAACTGATTCTTTACGTATTTTATTGATAGTTTTATTTTTTATTAATCTTCCATCACCTAATTCAAACCATCTAAACAATATTTTCAATAAATCGGAAGATGCTTGTTTTAATTCAATAGGAATATATTTATTAAATGAATCACCTAAAACATATAAATAATCATATAATCTAGCATCATTTATGTGATATTGACATTTACCATCATTATGTTCATCCTTCCAATATTTAAAAGGTAATTTTTTTAATAAATTTTCGATTATTATTTTCTTTTCAATATTCTTTTGTGTTATAACAACATCGTATCCCTTTAATTTATATTGATTTGATTTAGTTCCACCACAATGACCTTCAGCTAAATATATTCCTATAAATGCAAACCAATCTTCAGATTTAATATTTATTGATTTTGTGTATTTTTCGATTAAGTCATGTTTATAGTTAAAACTTAAAGTATTTTTATTTACACCGTTTAAAGTAAAATATTCCAAATATTGACCATTCCATTTAGCAGTTTTTAATATTTTATATTTACCTGACGATAAAATATTATTTTTATTATCATAAATATCTTTAGCATAATAATATTCTTGTTTACGTTTAGAATCTTCTAATAAAAATCTATGATTTGCAGTAACCGTTAAATCAATATTAGTTCCCAAAAATTTATACATTTTGCCTTCATATGGCATATATATTTTTTTATCGATTTTTTGAATCTCAATTTGATTAGTATCTATATTAAGTGTTAAAATTTCTTCATTGTCTGAAATATCTTTAAACCATTTCCAACCACTCTTTGTAAGTATTTGAGAATTAGATGCTTGCACACAATCGGGATGGTCTGCTTCTGATACTGCACTATTTGTATTAACTAATTCCTGATATATTTTAACTTGTGGTATTAAAACATCTTTGGGATAAATTCGACCATTTTTGTTTTTAACACCCCATTTTTGTAATATACAATTAACTAAAACTGGTTCATTAGGTTTAAGTTCAAAATTTTCATTAAGAATATCTTTATTAATTTCAGAACTAATATATCCTGCGTCATGTTCTATAAGAATCCCAAATCCTGTTTGACCTGCTTGTATTATTTTACTTTCGTTTAAAGGAAATATCATACTCATTATTAAATGTCTTTTATATAAATAGTTTCAAATGCTATTTTATTTCAACAGCTATTTTAGGTTTTTCTTCTTTAATTATATTTTCTTTATAATCATTTGTATTTTCAATAAATATCTGAGTTTCTAATTCTGCTAATATATTATTAAGCAATAAATTAATTTCCTTGAGTTTATCTAATTTTTTTTGCATAAAACATAAGGATTATTCTGGGATTGTTATTTTTCTTACTTGCAATTGAATTTCATCAAGTTTTTTTAAGATTTTTTCAGATTCTACTCTACCAATTTTTTCACTTAAATCTAATAATATTGAAACGCCATTTAATACATGTAATGTTTCTTTTTCAGATTCCATCCATTGACGATTTCTTTCTTCTTCACGCTTAAGCATTTCAATTCTAATTTTTTCTAAAGTATCTGAATGTTCTTTTCTGATAATATCAACCTTTGCAACATGTTGTTGTTGTATTAATTTTATTTCTGCACTTTTTTTCTTTAATGCTCTCATCATAACCAATGTTATTGGAAAAAATAATATTCCTGAAACAATAAATAAATAAAAAAATATATTTTGCCATATTTGCACTTGTAATAATATTGATTGAAATAACATCATTTTCGTTTTCTAATAAATAGTATAAATAACTCGATTGTCTTTACTAATTTTTATATTTTTTGTTATTCTGTATTTATATAAAAAATTGATAGATGGTAAATGACCCTACAATAACAAAAGGTGCACATTCAATTATTAATGGTAATGTAATTCTTGTAGAACCTAATGATATAAATATAAATAATAATTTAATTGATGGTGTTCCATTCGTTAATGGTATACCACAATATCAAGATATGTTTATTTTTGCAGAATTAACTGCGGTAAGTAAAGGAAGGTCAGTTATTATTAATTCAACAGTAACAAGTGATAATGGTAAAAAAATAAATTTAATGGGACCAAATCAAGATAAAACATCTGATAATCCCGATTATTTAAATTTTACCACAAATTATTATGACGGTAGTATGGGTAATAAAGATGTTCTTGAAAGTTTTGGTATTACCAGTATTAAAATAACAGTTAATTCATCCTATGTCCCACAAGTTACTATTCAATTTGTAGATATAAGAGGATTATCATTTTTTAATACTAAAAATTCACCATATAGAGCATTATTTGATTTTCCACCACCAATGTTCATGTTAACAGTTAAAGGATATTATGGTAAAGCATTAACATATAAATTACATCTCGTTAAATATACAACAGAATTTCAAGCAGAAAATGGTAATTTTATAATTAATGCTGATTTTGTTGCAATGACATTTGCGCCATTAAGCGATATATTATTTAGATATATTGTAAATGTACCATTAATTACGCATAATGAATCAATAAATCCTGAAGCAAAAAATCCACCAAGAACTACATATGAATTAATAATTAAATTAAGAAATTTATATTCAGATATTGATAAAAAATTTAAGGCACAACCAGTAAGTCATGATTATGATGTAGTACTTAATAAATTAACCGAAATTAATAATGCAATACTAACAATAAATGAATTTAATAAAAATGATAAATTAATAAGTAAAGGAAAAATACATTTAATAGTACAAATGGTACAATCCATAGTACCTAATGCAAAACAAATTCCAACAACGCAACCAAATCAAAATTCTGATTATCAAGAAATTAATAATTTGAATCAATTTGATGATATGTTAAAAAAACAATCAACATCTGGAACTGAAATTAATTCAAATATGAGATTATGTATTGGATATGTTGCAGGAACTAATATACCGACACCTGATGCAAGTACTGGATATACTGCAAATGTAAGTCGTATTAATGGATTAATAAATACTTTAAATGCGTATCGTGATAGTCTTATTAAACCAGTATCAATAACAAATAAAAACATTCCAAATGCTGTTTATAAATATGGTAAATATAATATAGAATCAGGAACATATCAATCAACAAGATATGTTATGCTTGATATTACTGATTATTATACTGAATTATACAAAACAAATATTAATTTAAATAAACAAAAAAATGACCTTGCATTAGATATAAACAATAAAGTCAATGATATTGTTATCAATGATTTAGGCATGATACCAACTGTATATAATATATTTAAAATAATTTTAAATGATGTTGATACCTTTTTTGATACGCTCAGAGATACATCAAATTTAGCAGAAAATTATCATAATAGAATTCCAGATAAAACAATTATTGGTGGTAATAAATTATATGCGGATAATTTACAACAAATTTATTCGTTTCCATTAGTTATTCGACAATCTCAAGTAGCTGGTGGTACAAAAGAAGAAAGAATTGCACCAATTGAATTACAAAAACAAGGTGCTGATTTTCCCGAATTAACACTTGTACAAAATTTTATTGATAGTTTCCAAAAACAACACAATATTCAAGCACAACTTGATATGAGAGCCGAACAAAATGATGATGGTAGTTATAAGTGGATACCAGTATCCCCATTTGACTCAATACTTGGTGGTGCATCTCCAGTAAGTCCATATATTGGAACAATTAATTCTTCTTCCGATAAATTAACACAAATTTATCAAATTTTATTAAGAAGGTATTACATATTATCTCAAGGTACAATTCCTAATGTATATGTAAATAATAATGATGTAACTAATCAATATATTAATTTATATGCAGCTTCAGAAGCAGCAAATTTAGCTGCATCACTTGGAACACAATCAAATCCAGATTTTATTGATGCTGTAAAAAGTTCTATAGAAAATTATGCAAAAACTAATGGACTTGTTACATTTTATAATGATATGTCAAAAGTTTCTGAAAATGGTATTAATTTATATAATTTAAATAATATTCCTAATGGAGTAAAAGAATTTCCAATAACACCAACAGATGATACAAATGGACTTGTATATGTAAATAAAAATAATATTGGTTTTGAAGGAATTAATTTATATCCATCTCCTATTATTATGAGAACTGCAAATGATACTCAAAATACAAATAATCCTATTGATAAATTTACTTCTGGTGTAGAAGGTCCTTGGTATAAAACATTATTTGTTGGCAGTCCTCGTGAATTTTGGTATAACTTTACTCAAGAAAATGTATTATATATTAAAGATGTTGAAGATAAAGATGGTGATTTTACTAATGACAATACTGTATATAAATCAAGATATTTAGGTGGTTTAGTTACAGCAGCAATTATAAATAATGGTGATGTAATAACAACATTTAATAATTCATTAGCAAATGGTAACACATTTGGTGATTCTTCACATTTTTATGCCAGTGGTAATCTTGAAAATGCTACAAGTATTGTTGATGTATGGAGAGATTGTTTATCATTTAGAGTAACAAATATTGAAAAATCTATAGAAAATTCTGTTGATAAATTAATATATAATAAAATAATTAATATCAATTTATATCCAAATAATGCACGTTTAAGTGCATTATTATTGATATCAAATTTTGGATTTGCATTAGGACCTTTTAATTTATTTCCTAATGGCTTAAATGAATTAGTATTCACCACACCAGCAGTAATTGAAGTTCCAACATACTTACCATTATATATTGGAGCATTAATTGATGCAATCGAAGGTGGTGATACATATGTTCCTTGGATTAATACAATTATAGATTTTTATACAAATGACGTTGGTCAATATTTACCTAATGGTGGTAATTTTATTGCAGCAGATTTGCATGATGTTAAATTATATTTATCAGTAAAAGATAAAGCAAAATTTAAAGAAGCATTTAATAACTATTATAATGATTCTTTAGGTTTTCCTGCATTATTAAATAATGTTAATAATCTATATAATGAAGTACATAAGAAAGTAAAAGACTTACCATTACCAATAAATTATGGTAATGATACATATGATAATGCTTTAAATACTTATTATAATGATTTAAATATTGCATATGATATATATTTGAATCCAAAATCTACAAATACTACTACAAGTGCTATTGGATATTTTTATCCTGATGTACTTAATTCATTAATTTTTAGAAAAAATATTATTGTTTTTAGTGAACTTACTTTTGAAAAGAAAACAACATATAATGCTGGATATACATCACTTGCAACAAGACAAACAAATAAAATATATCAAAAATTAGATAATAGTTTTTTTAACATTTTTTTTGTAAAATTAAATGAAGAACTTCTTGCAATGAATAAAAAAACAAAAGAAGAAAAAAATAAAATAGATAAAATAAAGGGTGATGTTGACATTATAACACAAACATATTATTCTTTTAAAAATATAAATGATAAATGGTTAACAAGTCCTACAGAAACAATTAAAGGATATCCATATAATGATGCAGGAAAAAACTTAATAGATTCATTTGTATTTGTTGATAGAGCAATGAATCCTATTGGTGATACAATAATTAATGCAGAATTACTTCCACAATTGTTTGAAGATACTAATGTTTCTGTTTTTAGTGTATTATCACAATTATTATCAGCAAATGGTTTCGAATTTTTTCCACTTCAAAATTTTATGTCATTTGATAATCCCGCTAATTGGGAAGATTCATTTAAAATACTTACAGGAGTTCCTGCCTTAAATCCATCAAGTGCTTTTGTATGTATGTATATAGGTGGTTCATCGAGCTATCCATCAACATCAAGTTCAGAAACCAATGGATTTATAAATGATGGTATTATTGATTTAAGTAATCCACAAGTTAAGGATTTCAATACAACTCCAAATGATACCAAACAAGAACAAGAAATAAATTCAAATTTTCAATTTAGACAAGTACGTGCATTTAGAGTTAGATTTGGTGAACAAAATCAATCAATGTTTACTAACATAAAAATTGATAGTAAAGAATATACAGATACAAATGAATCAATTAATATACTTGCAAGACTTGCTGGTGATAATAAAATAGATGCACCAACACCAAAAGGTCAAAATCTTTATAATTTATATGAAAATAGGTCATATAAAGCAACAATTACTTCTATGGGAAATGCAACAATTCAACCCACACAATATTTTCAAATTGAAAACGTTCCATTATTTAATGGTGCTTATATTATATTAAGTGTTGAACATACAATTACTGCAAATAAAATGATGACTGAATTTTCTGGAACTAAAATATTAAAATATCCTGTACCTCGTGTACTAAATCCAGTAGCATTTGTAGGTATTGATGAAGATATTAGTAATTTATCTGCTGGTCAAATTGTACAAGGAGCACTTTTAACAAATTATCCACAAACGCAATATAATTCAATGTATACATTTAAACTAATATAATATGGCAATTACATCAATAACAGAACAAGGTAAAGCATTTATTCGCAGTGTATGCGAAGGTATTGGTTCTTCATTATTAAATGGTAAAAATAATGAAGGTTCTTTACCTTATTGTTATCCTGAAACATCACCATCAAAAGTCTGGTATTCTCAAGCAAAATATAATGGAACATTAATTAAAACTAATCAAGAATTAGGTGAAGCACTTATTGTATGGTTTAATAAATATGGACAACAATATCAAATGGACCCAAATGTAATAGCAGCACAAGCATATGCAGAATCTGGATATAAATTATGGAATTATCCTCTAACAAGTACTGCATCAGGAATTAATCAATTTATTGCAACAACAGTATATAGTATGATTATAAATAATAGTAATTTTACACAAGCTGAAAAAAATGCACTTACTGTTGGTTGGTCTGGAAATACAATGGATATGGATACATTTCGTGTCGATAAACCATTAGGAAGTAGAAATAGACCATATGGACATCAAAATATTTGTAATAATCCTGAAATAATGATTAAAGCACAATTTGTATATCTAAAATATATTTCAGATAAATATACTAAAGGTATTACAAGTAGTACATTATTTGGTTATAGTAGAGGTGAAGGACTTTGTACCCCCTCATATAGCACATCAATACAAAAAGCAGCAAAATATAAATCTGGTTATGAATTAGAAGGTGTTAATTATGTATTAAGAATATTTAATCTTCTCGGTAAAAAACCAACACAAAAAGGTGGTAATCCTCATGGATATTTTGGCTATGATGATTTGGGAATGAATTTACCTTTTGATTCATATAAAGCTGAAGTAGATGAAACAAATCTTAGAACTTAAAGTAATTCTTTTTTTAGTTCATATAAACTGATAATATTATCATCAACATCTTTTTGCTTATAAACCATTTCTTTTATTTTTTGAATAGCTTTTACAACGCTATCTTTAGTATTATCTTTATTTATACTTTCTAAAATTGTAAGAGTTTCGGTTCTATAAGTTTCAAGAAGTGCTTGTTTTTCACTATCATTTGATTTAATAAGAGTAGTAAGTAAATTTTTATCATCTTCATTTAATGATTCATATTTTTCATTAAATTTATTTACTGCAATTTCAATAACATCTTCATTAATAGGTTTCACATCAACATTTTCAATTAATGATTTTCTTGGTGTTTTTATATGATTTAAAACTAAAGTAAATGATTCATGTATATTATCAACATTAATATTATCATAATCTTGAAGAGATTCTCTAATTAGATTATCTATTGCTTCATATAATTTAAGTTTATCTTGTTCTATTTGACTATAAAATGCGGGAACTTCTTCATATAATGAAGTTAATTTTTCGTGTTCTTTATCAATTTCTTGAATTGTATAAACTTCAAATAATTTTATATTATTATCTATATAACGAGTTGCAGCAATATCACTTTCAATACATTTATTTTCTATATTATTAAACACTTTAAATTCTAATTCTAAAATTGGAGAACTTTTAATTATATCAAGAAAATCAAAAGCAATTTTCTTAGATTCTTCAATAAATTTATTATTGAAATATGAATCTTTTAATTTATTTGAAATTATCAAATTAACAATTCCTATATTGGCATTTTTCATATGATACAATTCGATTTATAATAAATACTCTAATTAGTTATAAATGTTATTATCGTACAATATATAAATAATACATCTAAATTATTCGGGTAAATCAATGTTCTCAATATCCATAATTTCAGTATCTTGTATTTCAATAATTTTTTGTCCAGTGTTTATACTTTCACGATTTTCCAATAAATTATTTATTTCATTAATCATATCTAATGCTTTGTTATTCAAAGAATCATTAATTTTATTGTTTTCTTGAATAATTTGTGTATGTTCTGATTCTTTTTTAATTTCTGTTTCTTTACTACTACCATATACTAATTTTTCAATATGTTTATTATATTCTTCTTCACTTAATTTAGGTTCTTTATTTTCCATCATTGCTTCAGCACCACCCCCCCCAGCAGGAGCACCACCAATAGGTGGAGCACCAGCACCTGCGCCACCACCAGTAGGTAATGCTCCACCTGTTGGAGCAGGAGCACCACCAGTAGGTAATGCTCCACCTGTTGGAGCAGGAGCACCACCAATAGGTGGAGCACCAGCTTCACCACCAGTAGTACCAGACATTGACATTCCTTCTTCTGGTGAACCAAAACGTTTATCAATATCAGTAAATAAACCAGATTTTTTAATTGTAACTGGAGAATCTTGAAGTTCTTGCATAACAACCTTTTCCATTTTTTGTTGTTTCAAATCTTCAACAATTTCTCTATCAGTCATATTGAAAAGTACTCGTTTAGCGGTAGTATGTGACATAGCTGCAATACCACCTTCAGCACGAGTTAATTCTGTATATGTTTGTGCTTTATCACGCATTAATTCAGATTTCAATAATTCTTGTTGAGTACTTGGATTTGTAAGTGTAAGAGTGAAACTACTTAAATCTTCACCAGTATATCCTAATAAATATAAATGAATCATTGCCATTTTATTCAATTCTTGAATTATGGCTTGTTGAATACGATTTATTTTTTTAGAAAATCTAATATCATATTGTGCCATATTCTTACCAGCACCAGCAGAATCTTGAAATGATAAAAAGGGTTTTGGAATACCTAAACCTATAAATAAATTATCTCTTAAATATTCTATATCCTGTATAGCATCTAAATTACTTGCACCGGGAAGTGTATCAATACCAGTTTCAGTATTTGCATTTCTAACAGGAATAAAATAATCTTCATCATTACCAAGTATATTAAAACGATAATCAATTTGACCATCATTCGGATTTACTTGTGCAGTTTTTTTGAATTTAGTTGCAACTTTATAAATATATTCTTCAATATCATCTTCATCAATATTTCCAACATCTATTTTAAATACCTTCTTTTCACCAGCACGGATAATACGATATGTAAGCATAGCATCTTCAGCCATTACAAGTTGTCTGAACACTCTACGTATTTTATTTAAAACCGAACTACCATATGGTAAATATTTATCATCACCAAGTAATCTGAAATGAGCTATTTCAAAAACATTAAATTCATCACCAGTCATTCTTTCTTTAAATTTAACCAGTGGTTTACCATTTTGAATTCTTTCAAACCTTTCAATTTCATAATTTACCAATTGCTTTACATGTGTAATACCTTTTTTACGTTCGCCATAAAGTAATACAAAATTATCTCCATATTTACATGTATTTCTTACCCAAAAAGGTAAATTAACATTAACATTTACTATATCATAGAAAAATTCTTCCAACAACATTTTTATTCTTTCTTTGTTAGAATATATATTTAACATTTTACCATTTAAACCAATAGTAGTTGCTTCTTCCATAAATAAATCCAATGCACTACTAATAATTGGATAATATTCCATACCCTCATAATCAATATATGCTGGTAGTCTTGCTGCTTCATATTGAAGTGCTTTTTGAAAACCCCTATCAGTTGTTCTAAAAAATTTATTTTGAAGTTCTCTTTTTTGTTCCAACTCCAAACCCTTTTTTTGAATTTCTTCAGGACTATTACCTTTAATTATTATTTTTGCTCTTTCAGGTGGTGGTGTAGATGCTTGTAGCATTACACTTGTAGATTGATTATCTTGAAAGCCAAAACCATCAAGATTCATCATTTTATTAAGTTCTTGATATATTGTTCCTTTATTTTTTGTTGGTTCAGCCATTTTTATAATTTTTTATATTTTTTTATAAATACTTCGATTTTTTTAAAAAGTCATTTAAATATAAATACATACTATATTTTCTTTTTATCTTTAATACCATCAAATAACCATGCATTTGCTCCATATGGATTTAATGGTGATACACTATTAGGTGAAATCATTGGTCTGTTTTTTATATCAATTTTTCTTCCCATTTCATTTATATCATTATTGGTTATTATGGCATTAAGCATATGTTCAGTTATTCCTTTACTTTGTTTATATCTCGCCATATCAAAATTAAGAACATACAAACCAATTGATAATCCCATAATTGAATCATCATGAAATGTACGTTTATGGTCTGCAACCCTATTACCAGCAACAGTTACAAATGTTTTTAATTCTTCTAATAATCTAATTGACCTAATAATAACATCTTCTAAATGAATAGCTCTTTGTAATTCCAAAATAACTGATGCACGATTATTACCTATAAAAAATCCAGGAATTAAATCAACATTAATTACTGTACCATCTGGCATTATTTTTTGACCTTTTTTTATATATCCTTGTAATCTATCTCTACTTGGTTTATGTGTTACTTCAGCATAATGAACATGTTCATTACCATAACCAAATTCTAATAATTTTTCAACACTTTGTACACCATAACCACCAGTAATATCAACAACACAATATGCATTATTATATTTTCTACCATATTGATATGCTATTTCTGCAAGCATTTGTGGTGTAACTTTACCATAATATTCAGCAACTTGTTCAACTTTATGCCTTTTTATTTTAATTTTTTTTGTTTTACCACCTTTTTCTATTATTTTTTCTTCAATAGTTTCTATGGTTTTAAGTATATTTATTGTTGAATTATCTTCTCCATGACCCGGAGAGGCATCTAATGCCATAATATATTCTTCACCTGCTTCAGGGTCTTTCCAAATCCACATATTACCATCAACATATTCTTGACGAATTGGAATTAGTTTTTCATTTTCTTCAATTCGTTTTAAATATTCTTTAGCAATAAAATTATCACCAGACCCCAAAAAAGAACAATTATGATTTAAGATTCCATTTGCAAAATATTCACACCCTTCGATATCAACAATATCATAAAATTCACAATCATTTATCGGTTCAACAGATTTAACATAAAAATCTCCTTCTGTTGTTGTTAAATATGCAACATTTGGTATTAATGATTTGGCATACATATCAACATTATTTGTAATGAATATATGGTCTTCACTAACAATAATTGACATATCATTTTCTAAAGTTATTTTTAATCCATTTTTTTTGTTCGATTTTTCCACTCCCAAAAAATCCACAAAATTTCCTGAATTATTTAATATTTCATATTCAGTATTAATTAACATTGTAAAAATTTAACACATTTATTAATGATTTCATTATTTTTATTATTTCTATTATATTCTTCTGAAGTTACAAACATAATTTCAAATCA